AATGAATGAATGAAGGGGGTACTCGCACTTTCAATGTGGTTAGTGTTTTCCAAAGCGTCCAATTTGTTTAGGCAGAGGACTACTGCACCTCCCACGTTCTCAGGCTTGAGAACCGGATGGTGTGGAGGCAACTCGGACTTGACAGAGAGTGCCAACGGTGAACGTGTTGATGGTCAGGGTCACGTTTGCGTTGGCGGCCGTCGTTGTCACGAGCCATGTGATGGATCCGTTGGTGCCGGCCGCGTTGTTGATGAGTGGTGTCACTCCAACGGTCGCGCTCGTCGTCACAGTGGCGCCGGACCCCGCAGCGAGGTTTGGGACGCCACCCACCGATGTGCCGGTGAAGTACGCGGAGACGAGATAGTCACCAGGAGTCTGCAGGGTAACGACCGAGGCAGCTCCGGCGGATGCAATGGACACTCCCACCGCCGACGCATCCAACGTCGGTGTGGTTCCCAGAGGGTTGGCAGCGGTGAGAGTTCCACCACTGGTCACAAGGCCGCCTGAGATAGCTGCAGCACCGGCGGGTGGCAGCTGAGGAGTGAAGAGGTCAACTTCGTACTCAACCCAGACCTTCCCCCACTTTGCGGTGTCGACGGAGTCGACAGTGAAGAAATACGCGTTGGCGGCGTCGTAGGTCTTGATGTCCAGGTTGGCAGCGAGCGCGCCAGTGCGGATGAAATGCTCCTTGACCATGGCATTCATGCGTGCGCAGTTGAGCGGAAACGAATAGTGCCCCGTCTCAGGATTGGCGTACGGGGGGCACTCATCGGCGTCGGTGTAGTCTGCTGCGATCTGCTCCGTGGCGGGTTGCGCATCGGCGGAGTCGTAATCGGGGGCAAACAGCACCGTGCCGGCGGTTGCGTTGCCGGTTCGAGTGATGTAATGAAACACCAGCTTGCGGAATCGATACCTCTCCCACGACTGTGCGACGGAGGAGAGCCACGGGAACGTGGCGGCCAGGCCGGGGTTGATGGCGTACGCCACCGAGAGGGCGAAAGCGATGGTACCGCTCACGTTGCCCAGGAACTCGCACTTCCTGATGAAAGTGGAATCAAACCCGTCCTACTTGATAGCCC